CCGGATGTACATAGTCGGTACTCCTGCTGCCGCCTGATCGTCAGGCCCCGTAGTGGTTGCCCCTTGAATTTGTCCCAGCGCAGGATCTCTGCGCAGGCGCCGGCGTAGTCCTCGGCGTTGAGCTTCCTGACCAGGGTGCTGCCGCAGAACGCGGTCGGGCCGATGTTGTAGGACAGGCTGATGTAGGCGTCGTACTCAAACTGGTGCAGCGGCACCTTGACGCATCGTTTAAGGGCGCCCTCGTACTTCTGGACGTCCTGCAGGGCCCTGGCGAGGGCCTTTGGTGGGGTGATCGTGTCGCCGGGCTTGACGCCCTCGGTGGTGCCGAATCCGATCGTCGGGACATCACCCGGAACTGGTGTGTAGGCCCGGTCGCTGTAGCCCTCGTGAAGCGCAATGCCGACCAGTGCTGTAGCACTTAGTGCTAGGCCGGCGAGCTTCACGCGGTCCATCACTCGTCCCGCATTCGCTTGTCGTGCTCTGCCTGGCGGCGCCGATCTTCTTTGTGTTTGTAGAACCAGTTGACGATCAGGCCGCCAAGGCCAAGAGCTATACCGGCCAGCATGCCGAACTCAGAGGACAGCATCCAAGCGACGACGCTGGTACTTGCGCCCGTGTAGGTCGCTTTGCTGCCCGCGGCCGCCAGGGTGGCGTCAAGTGTTGCGTGGTGCTCGGTTGACACTGCGATCTCCTCATCTCGGTGCTATTTTCCCACCAGTCAGGTCGGCAATTCGGGCGATGAGTCGTTCACCTGCCCCCCAAACTTTTTGACGATGTTGAAGATGCGAGTGTTGTCCTCCAGCGCCATCAGCTCGTGGGGCTCACCGGGCCGGAAATTCAGCATCTGCCCTGCGGTGGCCTCGAGCTCCCAGTCGTGGGAGTAGGCCTTGAGACTGCCCCGCGCGACGATGGTGATGTGTACGTCGTTCTCGGTGTGGTTGTGCTTTGGCAGCACATCCCCCGCCTTCTCAAAGGTGTACATCGCGCCACGAAGGTCGCCGCAGTTCTGAAGCGGGTCAACCCGTAACATCTGGTGCGCTCCCAGGTTCGGTGGTGCTTAGTACGTTGCCGTCCTTGTCAACGCGAGGCGGCATCGGCACTTGAGGGTTGACCGGATCGGTGACCGTGTAGGCGTCCAGTTGGGCCAAGTAGTCCATCCACGCCTGACGCTCCTGATCTGTCGTCGCCTCGTCGATCTTCTGTTGTGCCAACGTCTTGAAAAAGTCGCGCATGTTGTACGCGCCTTGAATCAGCGTTTGATTTTTTTCTTTGCGCTCTACCTCAGTCATCGGGCGAACAGTCCAGACATCCTTGATGATGCCATCGACCCACTGATACACCGGTCCCTCAACCACTTCATACATACCGGGTGCAGGCTGCGGAATGCGCTGAAACCGCGCAAACTCAGGTGGCAGATTGTTGGCGTCGATGTGCGGGAAAGCCTGCTGAAAGTTGTCAGCAAAGATGGGGTGCTCGTAGGGCTGACCGTCGCGGATTTGAATGAACAGTTCCATCACAGGTTCCCCGTGTTAGTCGATGGGAAGGAACGAGTTATTCCGGTTTCTCCTGCCCAAATAATTCTGACAGCCCCTCCTGCACCAGTTCCACCGTTGTAATAAACGTAGTACGGGCAAAGACAGCATCCGGGACTGGCATAGTAATCTTTTGCTCCTTTACCACCACCGCCGCCGTATGCGCCAGAGCCAGTGGACTGAGAGCCGCCACCACCATCACCACCAGCAGACCCAGGACTTCCCGCAACACCGGCAGTACCTCCGGTTCCATTTGAACCGCTACCAAGTATTCCAACCCCGCCACCGTTGCCTGCCCTATAAAAAATTTGTGGATTGCTAGACCCTGTATTGACTCCGCTACCGCCGCCGCCGCCACCGCCGCCACCGCTACCGGCAGAACCCGCATTTGTGTATGTGGCGCCTGCACCGCCATTACCCGAATAACCACCAGCACCGCCGCCACCCTCTCTCGCAAAGGCTGTGCCGCCATTTCCACCGCCATCGCCGGTGTATGTACCGCCAGTGCTCGTATTCGCGCCAACACCTCCACCACCTTTAACAGTTGCTGTGCTAACAAAATAACTGTCACCACCGTTACTGGCATTGTTTGATGTATTGCCCGCCCCGCCTGACCCAACTACCACCGTATAACTATTGCCGGGAGTGACGGAATAGTTGTTTTTGTATCCTAAACCGCCGCCACCGCCACCATAATCACTATTTCCACCACCACCACCGCCAACACAAACAACAGAAACAGACGTGACCCCAGCAGGGCAGACCCATGTATAGGTTCCTGCGGTTGTGTAAGCCTGTTGACCCGCCGGGACAATGCTCGGCCCTGAGCCAACAAACATCTGCATGATGCCCGTCACGATACATTCCCCGATACGACGCAAGCAGTTGCGCTGTAGAACAGGATCGTCGCTACACCACGGGTTGCAAGCGTCATTGAAGTTTTGACGGTATTGGTTCCTGCAATATAGGCAGTTGGTGCAGAACAGGTGATCGTGATGTTCCCTGTCGTGTTGTTGTAAAGGGTGATCGCGTCGCCTTCTGCAAAGGTTGAAGTCGGGATAGTGATGCTGCCGCCAGAGCCAAGTTGCACATATTTGCCAACATCACCAACCGCAAGGGTGTAAGAGCCCGTCTTGGTTCCAACTGCCGGGAGGTTGCGGAAACCCACCGTGAAGTTCTCGTCTGGCAGCGTGACGGTGCGATTGGCAGACAGAGTGGCCGGCGTGATCGTCGCTGCGAAGGAGCTGGTGCCGCCTGCGCGACCCTGCAGGACCACGCCGTCCTGCGTAGCAGCTGCCTGCGCGCGGACCGCGCCGACAACATCAAGCCTCTGCCCTGGTGAACTTGTCCCGATGCCGACATTGCCGGCCTGCGTGACACGTAGCCGCTCAGACGGGCCAGACGCGCCGTCAGGTGTTGTGCCGACGATCAGGTCGGCCGGCATGTCGTTTGTGCCAGGCGCAGCGCTCACGACAGCGTTGATGAATGCGCCCTGCAGGTAGTTGGTGCCGTCGAATCCTCGGAACACCAGATTGCCCAGCACGTCGCCGTTCTGCACCACCGCGCCGTCGCGGTTCTTCTCCAGCACCACGTAGGACGCATTGCCGTCAGCAGTCGTGTTCCGCTGCACCAGCTGCGGATAGAAACCGCTGTTAGACACCAGCGCGATACCGGCTGACGTCACGTTGTCGGGCGTCGTCGTGCCGATGCCCATCACACCTGTGGACGACACAACGAACGGTGTGGCGTCAGACGCCACATCCTCGATGTAGAGCGCGTTGCCTGAGCCGGTCTGCGTGATCTTCAGCGCGTCGCTCGAGGTGTTTGCCGTGATCGTTTGGTTGGCCGTGAACACGTTGGCAGAAGCCAACGCAGCGAACCCTGCCGTCGGCACATAAGCCGCGACCCAGGCGCTGCCGTTGTAGACGCGCACCTCGTTGGCCACCGTGTTGAAGTACAGGTCGCCCGCGCTTACCGGGTTGCCGTTGCCATCGACCGTCGGGTCAGACGCTAGCGGGCCCAAGTACTGGGCGCGGAAGTTGAACAGCGCGGTGGACGCGGTGCTGGCCGAGCTGGAGGCGCTCGATGCGCTCGACGATGCGCTGTTGGCGCTGTTCTGCGCCGACGTCGCACTCGACGCCGCAGCAGCAGCAGACGCGGCCGCGGATGCCGTCGAGCCGAAGATCGTGTCTATGTAGTTCTTGGTCGCGCCGTCCTGGGCGTTGACCGGGTCACCCATGCCGGTGATGCGGTTGGTGCCCATGGCCAGGGCTCCGGTCATCGTGCCACCCGACAGCGACAGCTTGGCCGCCAGCCCGGTGTCGGTGTAGTTCTTGGTGGCCGCGTCTTGGGCGTTGGTCGGATCACCGAGGCCGGTGATCTTGCTTGTGCCCATCGCCAGCGCCCCAGACATCGTGCCGCCGGTCAGCGAGAGCTTGCCCGCTAGCAGGCTGTCGGTGGCCGTCGAGGTGTAGGCGTCGGTGATGCCGTAGCCGGCCAGCGTCGTCGGGTTGGTACCCGCCGACACGCGGCCGTAGGTGTCCACCGTCACCGACCGATAGGTGCCGGCACTCACGCCCGTGGTCGCCAGGTCAATCTCGTCGGCACCCACCACGATGCGAGAGGTTGACGCCGACTGCACATTGAGCGTGTTGCCGACCTTGACCATACCGGCG